GTTTGGCGGTACCAGAGTTATCCCATGAAGTCGCTGGTACCGCCCCTTTTTTACGCAACACACAAGAGCATCACCGGATGACGGGCTCATTCCCCAATCCATCCGGGCGGTTGCAGCCGCAGGTGCTCTTTTGTGTTGTGTGGAGAAACTAACCGGCGGTGGCAGCCGCCTTTCTGAGGGTAAAACCGATGAGTAATGAACGTTTGACCAAAGTCCCGGATTTTCTGGGCGAACTGGATGGCGGGGTGTTCGAGAACAAGATCGCCGCAGCTCTGAGTGAGGTCGCTTTCGGCGTCCTGAACAACGGGCAGAAGGGAAAAGTAACCCTGACGTTTGAAATTGACCGCATGAGCAACTCGGTCGAAGAGAAGCGCGTAAACATCAAGCACAAGCTTTCCTATGTGCGCCCTACCCCGCGTGGCAAATCCTCGGAAGAGGACACCACCGAAACCCCAATGTACGTGAACCGTGGCGGCAAGCTGACCATCCTTCAGGAAGATCAGGGCCAGCTGTTCACTCTCGCTGGTGACGCCGACGCGAAACTGCGCGCCCAGCAGTAACCAGTTCATCTATTTCTCTTAAGGAAAAACCATGTCCCATTCTTTAGATGCATCGGCTATCGAAAAAATTCGCGAGATGACGCTGTTCCAGCTGCTTGAACAAAAGCTGGATGGCGCTGACTGCCCGGCTGCTGCGGTACCTGCGGGTGTGAACGTTCAAACCCTTGAGCACCTTTCCCTGGAGCGTTTCCGTTTTCGCGGCAAAATGCAGACCAGCAGCATCGAAGATTTCGTTACCTATTCCACTGGTTACGCTGCTGAAGGTACCCGCTGCTTTATTAATGCTGACGACATGCTCGCGATCGCTGTTTTCAACCTGGGCACGCTGGCCAATCCGGGACACGCCGATAACACCGCGCGCCTGATCCTGAAGAAAACAGCGCCGTTCTCCGCTCTGCTCGACATTAACGGTGATCGTCACAGCCAGAAAGAGCTCGCCGAATGGCTGGAAGACTGGTCCGAATATCTGACCGGCTTTGATTCTGACGGGCAGGTGATCGACGCCAAAAAATCGGCGGCTGCGGTTCGCAAAATCACTATCGAATCCATTCAGAAAGCTGACTTTGAAGATAACGATTTCAGCGGTAAGCGTTCGCTGATGGAAAGCGTTGAAGCAAAAACTCAGGACATCATGCCGGTGGCTTTCGAATTTAAGTGCGTGCCGTTTGAAGGCCTGTCCGAACGCCGATTTAAGCTGCGCCTGAGCATCCTCGGCGGCGACCGTCCGATTCTGGTGCTTCGCATCGTACAGCTGGAAGCCCAGCAGGAAGAAATGGCCGCCGAATTCCGCGATCTGCTGGTCGGGAAATTCAAAGACAGCCAGGTTGAAACCTTTATCGGTACGTTCAGCGCTTAATTACGTTGCCTTAAATGCCCCGCACAGGGGCATTTAGTGAAGCGAAGTTAAATATATCATCGCCAACTGGCGAGGGATTCGCTCAACCAAAATTCAGGCGCGGTGCGGCGCGTAATAAAGGAGAACACGTAATGCCATATATTCAGACACTGTCCGGGAAACATATTAACTACACCGATATTCAGCACGACGACATCGTGATCGAGGATATCGCCACTGCCCTTTCCCATATCTGCCGCTTTGCCGGTCACCTGCCGGAGTTTTACAGCGTGGCGCAGCACTCGGTGCTGGTCAGCCAGCTCGTGCCGGCTGAGTTCGCCCTTGAAGCGCTGTTGCATGATGCGGCTGAGGCATATTGCCAGGACATCCCCGCCCCACTGAAACGCCTGCTGCCGGATTACCAGCGTATTGAAGCCTACGTAGATAGCGTTATCCGCGCGAAGTTCGGATTACCCGCCCACCAGCACCCGACCGTTAAATACGCCGACCTTGTCATGCTCGGTACCGAACGC